CACGCACTTTACCTCGTGATATATGCCCGAATACATTATATGTTGCCGCCACACGCGCAACTGAAGGGCTTTATTTGCTAGAGAGTAACAATTACGCAACTGACCGCCCCCTTGAATTCTTGAAGAAGAGCCATATTGACATGAAACAATGCGACTATATTAACTTTAAAGGACATCACCAAACCATTTTTCAAGATGAAGAAGACATGAATATAAATGATAATGTTGTTAAAAAACACAGGATTACACCTACAGAATTAGTAAAGTTCATCTCGGAAAGTGTCATTGAAACGATATCTCCGATTATTGACCGAATCTTTATAAAAGAAACGGATGAAACCATCACACTTGAGATTCCAAGTGTCATAGAAACGAAAAAAGGGTATTTTGAAGAGGTTAGTGATTTAAATGGTATTGCTATTCCATGTGTTTATTATGATTATCTGAAAGAGGCATTTTCGGAAACAGAAGAAGAATTTGATAATATACCACGAGGGAATGTATTGTTCGATGTAATTGATAATGCGATTGATAACATGCGAATGAACGACCATATTTTCTTGAAAGAAATTGTCAATAGCCTTCCTGACAAAATAGAAACTATCAACGACTACTTGTATGTAGCTAATGTTAGTGTAGCCGTACAAGAAACTCTTTATTTTAAATTAAAACAGATTGAACCGGATGAATATAATTGGTTAACTGATGATATGGTGATGGCGTGTAAAACCCGATTACGTGATGTTATCGGTCCCGATTGCGAAAACACTATGCCGTCAGTTGAAGACACAATTATACACGAATCGTCAGAAGAACAACACGAAAAAATAGATGAATATTTACGTACCATATTTGATGAGACGCAACAATTCCGGTTTACTGGGCGAGTTGATTTGATTAGTGAAACTATCGCATGGGAACTTAAATGCACTTCTGAAATTACCATAGAACACTTGGTTCAAGTCATCATTTATGCTTGGTTATGGAAAATGCGACATAGTTATACCGAAGAGTATGAAGAAAAAGTATTCAAAATATTCAACATAAAAACTGGGGAGATTTTTAGATTGGATGCGACGATGGAAGACCTAAACACCATTGTTACTACCTTATTAAAAGGGAAATTTCAAGAACCCGTCAAAAAAACAGATGACGAATTTATAGAAGATTGCCAGAATTGTATCTAATATATGTAACAAAAATTACACATATTACATTATTTACACATTTGAATATTTACGCAGTCTCGGAACTGGGCTTTTGGATAAAGCGCTTAACGCATTCCCAAATCTTAGCAGATTCATCCAGACTGAACGCACCACGTTTCTGGGCGGTGTCTAAAAAACCCACCATAAGATTCAATGCCGTATTATCATCATTCACCGGGATTTCAGTCAACCTTGGCATAGTTGGGGAAGGGGTCTTTTCCTCTGTAGGAGGTACAGTCGAAGGTGCGGTAAGTGGAGAAGGGTCCATTGTATATTACATATACATACTACCTTTTTATACCGTTTTGGTTAGTCCTAATTTTGCCGAATAATTACGAGTTTATTTTTTACTTACCAACGTCTATGCCATCGACGATGTGCTCGCCTGTGCCAGCGACCACCGTAACCACCATAACCACCATAACCACCATAACCACCATAACCATAACCGCCATAACCATAACCGCCATATGGTAATACATAGGGGGAATAATAAGCAGGATAAACAAACATGTTTATATAGTATTATATACTATAACTATAAATACTAATAATAATATCCTAAATAAAAGCATATATGCTGTTGTAAAAATATATTTGTGATTATATTTTTACAGTAATGATTACAAAATTACGAATTTGTTGTTTCTACTTAGTTTTCTTTCGTAGATATAGGGGTAATACAAATCTCGCTTCTATTAGATAATTCGCTGGTTTTTGAGTTGGATTTTACAGTTAAACCATGTTTTCGCATACATCCACGTTTATGGGCGGCTAATGCTTTCAGATTATTTGCGGAATAACATTTACATATATCACATTTTAATCCAGTCTTTATTATAGGCGCGGAGTATTTTCCAGACAAGTATTTATCAAGCGATGGGAATTTTATTTCGTCTATTTGGGCGATTACTTTCTTTTGACTCTCTTTCAATACGTCAATCACTGCCAATTTTTGCGTCATAAACATCTGGTACTCGTTGTTGATTGTTTCTAATACGTCTTTGGGGATGGTGAAATCATCATTTATACCCGTTTTGTTGAATTGATGTAATTTAAAATATAAATGGTCTATTATATTTACGGCGGCTTCGATTTTATGATTGGAATATTCCGAATTGTGAACGAATATTATAACGTTGTTGTTATGGAATTCTATTTGGAAATCATTTTTATTAGAAATTCCCGAATATTGTGATATCATTATACCACATTTGTTCTCGTCACTAAGAATATTCATAAACGATGCCATTTCATCGGAAGAAACATTCGTGTCTAATTCATAATTCTGAATCAAGATATCTGGTTTTCGTATGCGTTTCATTACAGTTGTGGGGAAATCCATTCCAAATAATCTTGAGGATATATCCGCACTACAAAATGACTTTGTCAAAAAACTTACAAAATGATTGTTTGTCATCTTATTGTTGTTATTGTTAATAGGAGTAGATGTTTTGTCGGCATTGATTAATGAAGTCATATTATGAAACATCGTATGGTGCTTCTCCTCTGTGTTTGCGATGTTATCTTTGACAGAATTTACATTCGTCGTGATTCTCTCTTCACTTGCTGTTATAAAAGATAGAATAGGTTGTTGAATATTTTGTAACATCAGAGAAGATTTTATCTCGAAATTATTCATATATTCCTTCAGAGATTGGGTATCTACTGATTTTAATAAGGATTGCGTATCACCCGCAATCGCTTTTTGAAAAGAATACAGAGAACGATTGATTTCTTCAAATTGTTTCGCATTTATATTGGGTATAATATTACGAATTACATCTATCGTCTTATTCAAGAGGTTTGTGTTATTGGCTTCCATGATTGTTGTAATTTTATCAGTCGTCTCTGTAATTACCATTGTTTTCAATTCGTCCAAATAATCTTCTTTGAGCTCGGTTATTTCAGAAATAACGGAATGTAAATTGTCCGTCTTCAATGAAATTAATGTTTCGTGAAGTACAGAAATTGCCTTTTTATTGTCTGCAAGATTACGAATAATTTGTTGGTTGAAGTTACTAGTAGAAATAATATCGGGGTTCCCAATAATGGGTCCAAGTAATTGAACGCATGCGCGATTAATGCTGTTGATATCTAACATGGGGTGTTCTTTATAAAAAGCGCATACGTGTTCGTCAGTGATAATGAGAGGTTCCATTATCTAATTATAAGTCTAAGTCTAATTTTATGATTATAAAATATTATATATATATATATATATCATATAATCTTTTTATGTTAATTGTTAATCTTGTGTAATTTCACTCAATGTATCATGGTCGGGTTTTGTCGATGACGGACATGTTTTATATTTTGATATATGAAATAATGGTTGCCCTGACTTTTGTGATTCTGTATCTAACAATACAAAGGGTTCGTTTATTAATTTGGTAAGTTCTTTGTTCTTTTCGTTAATTTCTTGATTTAATTGTGCGTTTTTTGTTTGAAGAAGAGAAATAATACGGATTTGTGTTTCAGGAGAGTCTTTGGAGTATTTCTCTTTCATTATTTTTAATTCATTTTGTAGTTTTGTGGCATATTGTACCATTTCATTGTATTTTGTTTTCAAAATAAAGTTTTCATAACTTAGAGCTTCAATAACAGAGTTCTTCTTCATAATATAAACTCGCTATATTTTTAGTTTTCCTAAATATTTCGGCACACACACGACATATGCTATTAGATTTGTAATATTACAACTGTAATTACTATACTCTATTTGTATATTTTGTAAATACTCGTAGTATATTCGTAAATACAATTGTAGTCACACCATAAATGCTGCCATTTATTTAGGATTACTTTTATTTTTGGAATTTATAATATGAACTAGTATTATATGTCAATGGAGACAAACGGAAAGTATCCCCAAACGAGCGCGCCATTTCAACAATGGCAAAACTTTTACCCCCCTTATGCTTACGAGCCCAAGGACGATGACTCAAAAGTCATTGAAACTATTACTGATGCCGAGCGTAATTTGACAGCCGGACAAGTGTCAGTCACTAAAGATATTCACGCTACTACTCTTGGTTTACGTGATGCTGTCGAGAAAGGTACTCTTATGAATAGTAAGTCTATCGACAAAAATACTGCCTACGTTAGTTCTGCTGTTGAGCGTAATGGAGGACAGTTAATGGGCGCCGTTCAAGGTAATGGTGGCAAGATAATGACTGCTATTGAGAAGGTTGCTGGTGAGACCCGTCTTACTACAACTGTTACCGATGCTGCCAGTCGCCAAGCTGCTGCCGACAGCGCACGCGACTTAGCAATTGCGATTGAGCGTAACGGTGCTAACGCGGTAAATGCCGTTAGTAGCACTAATACATCTTTATTAGGTGCTATCGAACGCAACGCGGGTGAAAGCCGTGTTACCACAGTCAACGCCCAGGGTCAGCTTGATGCCAAGCTCACTGATGTTCGTCATTCTATTTTGAATGATGTTAACCGTAGTGGTGCTGAGATGGTTAACTCCAATATCCAAAACTTGAATGTTTTGACTAAGCACGTCACCGACGGTGCGTGGGAGACACGTTCTGCTTTAACCGCTGGATTTAATAATAATGCTGTTGGTCTGGAGAAAATTAAAGGTGATTTATCAAGTCAAGGGTCAAACCATTACGCATCTATAATGTTAGAGCAACAAAAATTAGGTCAATTTATGACTTCTAAGATGGACGGTCAATTTGCCGCCACTCAAACTGAAATATTGAAATGCAAGGCAGACCTCAGCGCCCAATCCGCGTCTCAGTTCTCAGTAGGACAACTCGAGCAACAGAAGATGGGTGCTGCTATTAGTGCACAAATGGCGGAGGCTAAGTATGATGCTCTTAAGAACCATACTGATATGTCTAAGCAACTTGCCGAATGCTGTTGTGAAATCAAGGGGAAGAACGACCAGATTGACCGTGACCGTTTACGTGATGAAAATACCGTTTACAAGGTGAACCCTTATGGACCTGTTGGTGGTGGTATCTTAGGTGGTCCTGGTTTCCCCATTGGTGCTGGTATTCTTGGTGGTCCCGGATATGGTGGATATGGTGGTTACCCAGGAGGCGGACACGCTGGTCCTTATGGAAATCACGAGGGTCTTGGAAACGTCCATGTATATAGCGATAACCGTGGACGTAGGCGCTCTCGATCCCGTTCATGCTCCCCACACAATGGTGGTGGTCGCAGATGAGGGTTTTCGGGACAATTAGATACTGATAGTGATAGTGATTCATCTTGTAGTAGTGGTTCCAGTAGTGGTTCCAGTAGTGGTTCCAGTAGTAGTTCCAGTAGTGGTTCCAGTAGTAGTTCCAGTAGAGGTTCAAGAAACACAAATTCTAATAAAAAATCAGCTATAAAACGGTTTTCATCGTCTATATGGAAAAACATTATATCCAAAGGAGTTGAACCGCCTATATTTATACCTGGACCTATTGGTCCACCTGGTATAAACGGTAAAGATGGTGCTGATGGTCCACCTGGTGTAAACGGTGCTGATGGTGCTGATGGTGCTGATGGTGCTGATGGTGTAAACGGTAAAGACGGTGCCGATGGTGCTGATGGGGCTACCGGTCCAAGAGGTTCACCTGGAGAAAACGGATTTGATGGAGTTACTGGTCCTACAGGAGAACCAGGTGCTCGCGGAACACCCGGAACAAATGGTATCAATGGTACTATTGGTTCAACTGGACCAACTGGACCAACTGGACCAACTGGACCAACTGGACCAACCGGCTCTGATAGTGATTAATATTATTATCGATAACAAAACGTCCGCAGTCTAAATTTTTAATTCATTATACAAATTGTAATATAATGAATTATGCAATGCAAACCATAGAAAATGACGCTGTAATTTGGGGGATTGGTGTTCCAGATGATGTAGACCCGTACAAATTTATGCCACGAGTTATTGATGAGCTATTTACTATCTGAAGAACACACGATTTACCAGTTAGAGAATCCGAAAAATCAGTAATCATGTCATCTTCAGTTATATGTATTATAAACGTGTGCGTATTCTGTAATGAACCACTTGTACCTCCGATTGTACTACCTTTCACTATATATAACATATTCTTGATTATTGAAAATTGACAAGGCGATAACGTGTATATGTTTACATTAATCAAATAATACCCAGATTTCCATACATATATATCTGCGGTTTCCTCCACATGTTTACAATGACCCATACTTTCAGTTTGTTCTTCGAATGTGATAGGTTCATCTACATATACATATTGCTCTTTCGTACTGTAGATATACATAAACGTCTTTTCATATGATTCACTATTAGCACCAGCTGGACCCTGAGGACCAGTTGGACCCACTGGACCAATTTCACCAGAAATACCTTGTGGACCCACTGGACCAGTCGGTCCATCAGAATATTCTATTTCTATTTCCATATTGCTAATGTCTCCTGTATATATTAAATAGTTAATAGAGCAATCACATACTTCACTATAAAGTGTCATGCTATTCGTCAGTAATTTATTACAGGTGCTACAATGCGATGATGTTACATTATAAGATACATCTTTTTCCCAATTACAACTTATGTCTTTATAATTATAGGACATATCATGCATGTAATTATGGGACATGTCGTGCACGTAATTATGGGACATGTCGTGCACGTAATTATGGGACATATCATGCATGTAATTATGGGACATGTCACCACAACCACAATTATACGAAATATCTTTATAATTGCCCGAAATATCTTTCATACTACCACATCCACACTTACTTCCTCTCGAACAACCACACGACATTGTTATCTATAAACATACATTATAGATTAATTTACTAAATAATTGTACGAATAATGCAGCAATATTACTATTCTGAATACACACATAGGAAAGTATTTGTAATGATTATAATTCTAGTTTTCTATCAATACCACCAATTTACAAATGTATTTGTAATTTACAGTTGTAATTTACAAATACTCAAAAAAATTACATTTTATATATAATTTTCACCTTCTGCGATTTTCACATAATCGCACTTGGAATTGAATAAAAAATATTCATCGACCACTTTATTGTAACAAAAAATCACATTCAGAATGTAACTATCATTACTGCGTCCTGCTATACGATTGCATATATTAAGCTCCTTACTACATCCTGATTTATACTACATCCATTAGTTTTACTAAATTGTTATCTATCGCACGCGACCCGCTACTCCTATGGGATGATTCAAAATTACGCATACGCGTTTTACGAAACCCACCGTCGTCTTCACTATAAATAACGGACTTTATTGAGAATTTCTTCATCTGTTTATGACATTCTACACACGGACCCGACGACAAAATGTTATTATTTGTTCCCAACCGTACTACATAAAGTGACATCCTGTTGGGTTTGTTTAAACGCAGACATTTTCTAAGAACGTCTATTTCAGCATGACAAGAACATACGCGGTTACTTATTAATCCGTCACGCGAGGTTGTTCTATCATGATTGTGCCCGCGTGCTATTATTTTACCCGAAGATACTGCTATACAACCATGTCGATACGGAACATTTGATTTTTCTGCCTCTTCTACCGCAAAATCCATATATCGCATATCTGCGTTAGAACAGTCCGAATAACACATTTTGTTTACTATTTTATGTTTGGTTATTATGCCGCGGACATAAATCAATTTTTCTAATATTTACTATAGTCACAATCTGTTTGGGGTATTGTGACTGGCTTTGTAAGGAATCCAGTAAATCCATATTGAGTTAGACTGGTTTTAACTGCGTCTTCATATGTATCGTAGTAACGAGATACATTACGCGTAAGTACAAACAATGACAAGTTTAGATTGTCCGATATGATAGAATACTCATATTGGTCGTTTACAATTGGACCCAATTCCACTACCCAATAGGGGGCGGATGCCGGGACGCCATCTAACTTCACAGTAAGGTCTCCTCCTGAATTACCCGGATTATAAAACGCATACCCGGCAATTTGCTCTACCTTACCATCTTTATCTAATTCACTATTCAATACGGTTACGTTCGCATCTGTTAATCCATAATCAGCAACCGCGCATGATACATCTCCTTGGAATGTATCATCAAATCGGTCTTTGATTACCTGATACCAACGTCCAGAATACATCGATAAATCTAATTGAGCTACTGGATTAACCTTTGCATGAATAAACGCAGCAACTGATATTATTATGAGTATGTTTCCTAGCATTATAGATACTATTGTGAGTATTATTCTATATCCATTTTGATTATTACATAATAGGATAGACAAAAAATACGAAAAAGAAATGGCTCAGGATTTTGAAAATGGACATAAAATAAATGTCCAAAATCGAATTCCTCAACGGAGAATTGTAAACGCAATTTACCAAAATACCGGTTGTTACCATAATGCTGTAAATTTTGAAAACTACGAAAAAGTTTGTTACCATACTTTAAAATCCATATATTACCCGGGAACCTATTTAGAGAGTTTTATGTAAGTATTGTATACTTACACATGACTGACGAAAACTCGCAAAACTCGCCGAACTACTATGGGTGTAGTTTATGCGAACATTATGGTTTCAGTCAAGATGATATAATTACACATTTTAGCAGCATACACAGCGAACATACGCTAAATACTGACAATACTGACGAAAACTCGCCACAAATTCGCCACTTCTTCTACTGCAGCAAATGCAAATATAAATGTGTGAAAAAGAGCGATTATGTCAAACATTGTTCGACTAAGAAGCATAATAAGGAGGTGACAGACAACCATGAATATATATGTCATTGTGGGAAGACCTATCGACATCGACAAAGTTTACATTCACATAAGGTGTCTTGTAATACCTATTGTGAAACGTCTATTACCCCTATTGATGACGATGCATTAAAACATACAGTTACGAATAACTACCAACGTGATGATGTAACTGGAGAACCATTGTGCCAAACCGAACTCATTGTTGAACTCCTTAAACAAAACCAGGAGTTTAAGGACCTTATCCTAGAGGAAAGGCGCGAATTTCAGCAAATTATCACCGACCAGAATAAACAATTGAATAACCAGAGTGAAAAAATGATGGAATTGGCAGGCAATATGGGTAATCACAATACGACCAATAGTAACAACAACAACAAATTCAATATGAATGTGTTTTTGAATGAGAAATGTAAAGATGCTATCAGTATGACCGAATTCATCAACTCCATGAATTTATCAGTAGAAGACTTTATACAAACTGGAGAACTAGGGTTTGTTGATGGATTATCACGTGTTATGATTGAAAAGATTAATGGTATGGAATTGTGTAATAGACCTCTACATTGCACCGATTTAAAGCGTGAAACGGTATATATTAAGGACACTGAAAAATGGGAAAAAGACGAGAACAAAACCAAATTACGCAACGCCGTCAAGAGAATAGCACATAAAAATAATAGATTGCGACCAATCTGGTATGAGGAAACCCCCGATGTAGACATAATGGGTACTGAAAACTACGAAAAATTCTTTAAATATTCGCAATCCTCGCTAGGTGGATACGGCAAAGAGGAGAAGAAGTCATTTGAAGATAAAATAATGAAGAACGTGTTGAAAGAAGTGACGATTGATAAACAGATGACCTTGAACTAACAATACATTTAACAAATTATTTTAGTAGGATTGAGAACATTGACATCAATATATCCTATTTGTCGAAAAAACACTACAAAGACGATTCTATAGTGTATATCTATAGAATGGATCTAAGTAATTGCGATGTGTCACCGCCGTCACAACAGTGGTATTGTTATATACTTCGGAATAAGCAAGACAAATATAGCCATCTCACGTACAATGGTTCTACTAACAACCCATATAGGCGTTTACGACAACACAATGAAGAGATTTCGGGAGGGGCAGTATATACTCATGGACGCGGGGGTGGGTGGGAGATATATGCACTACTTACTGGATTTGTAGACCACAAAAACGCATTATCATGTGAATGGCGTATAAAGCATACCAATGGACGACCTGGAAAACGACCTACCGAACACTTGGGTGTTGCCGGAAGGATACGTGGTCTGAACGAAGTTCTCAAATTAGATAAATGGACTAGTAAATGTATGGTTAATAACCAAGATGTGGGTTATACTTTATACATTGCTGACGACGTCGCACATCATATACATCCGGAACAATTACCCGAAAACATACAAGTTGTACGCGGGATTCCGCCTTTTTCAAAATAGTTTATCTCTATAGAGTATAACATGAGAACAATGACCGTCAAAAAAGGCGGTAATGATATAGGCAAATACATAACACGAAAGATAACCGGTATGCCGTCAGATAACAAGATTATTAAAGATTTATTGGGCGAGTATACACCCGAGAACCCAGCGGATTCTTGGTCTCCTCACCTTGAAAAAGCAATATCAAAGGGATTCAATGTAAATAAACAAGATTTAGGGACACGTCAGTATATGGTAGACGGACAGCCAACCACACCTCTCATATGGTCGGTAGTAGGGAATAATCAGGAAGATATGTACTTGTTAGTAGACAATAGTGCGGATGTAAACATAAAGGATAACATTGGACGAACTCCATTAATGGTAGCTATTAATAAACGCCTACCTGAATTCCATATAATAGAAGCCTTAGTAAAAGAAGGCGCCGACGTGAATGAAGTAAACGACCATTATGCTTCGACCCCACTTATATCTGCCATTAAATCGGGAAATGAGAATGTAGTTAAACTATTATTAAACAATGGTGCGAATAAAGATATTATGGACGCATCAGGAAAGACAGCAACCGATTATGCAAGAGAAAGCCAGAATCTAGAAATAGACTATCTTGTATCTCCCAGGGATATACCAATTATGACAGAAGAGCAATTCAAAGAATGTGAGACCGATGCTGACGGAACCGCACCCAAATGTGGTATTTCTCTGGATGAGTTAAAACGAACCGATACGGTCAAGCCGCCAGGTAAAAACAACGTTTGTTATCATCGTTCCCACTTACAAACATGGCTAAGACAGTCTAAAACGAACCCAATGACGAAAGAGCCGATTTCCGATGATTGGATCCGCGAGAACTACCCAAGAGGTTTGAAATATAACTATAATGAAACTAGAGGAGGGAAAAAACGGAAAACGAAGAAGGCATACAAGACAAAACCAAAACAATTGAAAACGACCCAACGACAGACCAAACGCAAAAAGAATCGTAAATAGACAGTTATACAAGAAAATCCATAGGTTTACTGAAACAATTTTGTGTCATTGTTCTCAATGACATAAACAATAAACGATAACCTATACAAATATAAGCGTAATGTATACTACTATGAACCGATACCAAATAGACTATGAGTTTCGTAATCTCAACGCAATACAAAAGCAGGAAATATGGAGACAAAAACAAGTTCAAATTTTTTACAAAAGCGGAAAGCCTATTTATAACATAACAGAGGCTACACAGCATATACGTTCTCATAACAATCCATATTTCTACAAAGACAGATACATAGGAGAAAACAGTTTAGAGAAGTTTACAAACGAGAACAAAGATACTTAGAGAATACGATGGAAGACTATGATATAGATTACTATAGCCAAATCTTCAAAGGTTTAAATATATCAATTATATAAATAAGATATATAAATGAGTGAATGGTTAGATGCTTCATCCAGTTCAAATAAATTAAAACAATCATATTTTCAAAATTTTATAGATGTAAGTGGCGTGGTTTCATTACGTAATAATAATAATTTGAATTTATACAATAATGAATCCACACCTGAATTTAGTATCAATTCACAAGAAATCCGCATTAGGGATAACAATATTTATTACGATATTAGCAATTCCAAATTACAATATATAAAAGACCTTACTGAAAACGTTCATGACCGGTTAGAAGACTTAATATCTAGGACACAAAATATCAGCGATGATTCTACCAATGTGATTGTTGATAGTAGTATTGAAATTAGGGAGAAAATATCTGCATTATCGGATTTGTCATTAAATGGAGACTTAACTATGACAGGTGATATGACTATTACCGGCGATACATCATTTAATGGGAATGTGGATATTTGTGGAAATTTATACGCACAATATCCAATCGCAACAATACCACCTACGGCAATACAGGGAGTTGGTTCAGAAGAAGGTAAGGTAATGGTGAGTGTTTATACATCAGATGAAATACGGTTCGACGACGATGAATTTGTGATAGTAAAAGAAGACAAGGATAAAATACAAATAACCCCTTATGGTATTTTCGTGACCGACAATGTTATTTATGGAGACGATGATTTCGCATTGTTTAAAGAAGAAACTATGCCAAAAGTAGAACAAAATCTACGATTGCTAGAGAATTTGTCTGTATCCGGCGAAGCGGTGTTCGATAACAAGGTTACGATACCTACGGTACCAATCAGTACGGACACGGATGAAGCCGCATCATGTGCATACGTGAAAAACCAAAACTATATACTTTCAACCACTCTAATGAAACAATTTTAAGCGATACAGGAGTATTTAGAATTTAATACAAAGTCTAAATACCGTTTTTACAGATATTTCTTTTCGGGAGTTTTATTATACAATGCCAAACTGGTTGGATCTTTCCAGTAGTTCAAACTTATTCAAACAGGCATATGTCAAAGGCTTTATTGATATAAGCGGAGGAGACTTGATAACTAGAACTGGTAAGTTGCTAATCCACGATGACGCAAGTTTAAATTCAAACTTATATGTAGCCGATAAACTAAATGTTGGTATTGAAGACTATATCTCTGATTATTATTTAGATGTTTCGGGCGACGCACGTGTTTCAGGTAATTTTGATATAGGAGGTACAGTTAGCTTTACTAATGTTGCTTTTGGAACTGAAACTGATTTTTCATCAAATGTTGTAATGAGTAAAAACGTAACAATAGGTGAAAAGACCATCATGAATGGAGACGTTTCTATGAATGCGGATGTAGATATAAGTGGTGATTTAGTGGTAAGAGGTAATCTATCTGTATTCCAAACACAAACCGAAGAAGTCATACATACGACGAGTGTTATTAACGAATATGCTCTTTTAATTAAAGAGGATTTATCATTAAACGGAGAACTATTAGTTTCGGGAGATGCGTCGCTAAACGGCGAATTATATGTCGCTGATGCAGCTACATTGGGTAGCACTTTGAAGATAAATGATACGTTAACCGTGTCGAAAGCATCTACATTAAGTTCCACTTTGGATGTTGCCAAGGCTTCCACTTTGAAATCTACTTTGAACGTTTCCAAGGCTGCCACATTAAGTTCCACATTGGACGTGACTGATGCTGCTACCATGGGTAGCACGTTGAAAGTAAATGATACGTTAACCGTCTCCAAGGCATCCACACTAAGTTCCACTTTAGATGTTGCCAAGGCTTCCACCTTAAAATCTACTTTGAAGGTTTCCAAGTCTGCCACTCTAAGTTCTACTTTGGACGTGACTGATGCTGCTACCATGGGTAGCACTTTGAAGGTAAATGATACATTGACTGTATCTAAGGCATCTACTCTAAGTTCCACATTAGATGTTGCTAAGGCTTCCACTTTGAAATCTACTTTGAAAGTTTCCAAGGCTGCCACCTTAAGTTCCACATTGGATGTGACGGGGGCTTCTACCCTGGGTAACACATTGACGGTATCAGGAGCTTCTGTATTGAAATCAACACTTAAGATTTCCAAAGCTGCTACCTTATCTTCTACATTGTCAGTAGCTGAGGCTTCTGTATTGAAATCCACATTGAAGGTGTCTAAGGCAGCTACCCTATCCTCAACATTATCAGTATCCGGTGCCTCTACCATGGGTAGCACACTGAAGGTGAATGATACTTTGACTGTATCTAAGGCATCTACGTTGAGTTCTACATTAGATGTATCTAAGGCGTCCACATTGAAATCCACACTGAAGGTTTCCAAGGCGGCTACCCTAGCTTCCACTTTGTCAGTATCCGGTGCCTCCACATTAAAATCCACACTGAAGGTGTCTAACG